GCAGCAGGGCAGATGACGGGGAGGAGGATAAAACGGGGCGAGCCTCTGATGATTACCGGAAGAATTTCTGGAATGCCATGCGATCCAAGGCCCCTATGCCGAATGTCACCAATGCCCTGCAGGTGGGCACGGATTCCGAGGGCGGCTATCTGGTGCCGGATGAGTATGAGCGCACGCTGGTGGAGGCTCTGGAAGAGGAGAATGTCTTCCGGCAGATGGCAAAGGTCATCAAGACTTCCAGCGGCGACCGGAAGATACCGGTGGTTGCTGGCAAGGGCACGGCATCCTGGATTGATGAGGAGGGCGCGTTCCCGGAGAGTGATGATTCCTTCGGGCAGGTGTCCATCGGGGCATACAAGCTGGGGACGATGATCAAGGTTTCCGAAGAGCTGCTGAATGACAGCGTGTTTGACCTGCAGTCCTATATCTCCCGTGAGTTTGCCCGCAGGATCGGGGCGAAGGAAGAGGAGGCGTTCTTCACAGGGAACGGCACCGGGAAGCCTTTGGGGGTGCTTGCGGCCACAGGCGGCGCAGAGACGGGCGTGACGGCTGCGTCTGCTACGGCAGTGACGGCGGATGAGATGATAGACCTGTTCTATTCGCTGAAAGCCCCTTACAGGAAGAAATCCGTGTGGGTGCTGAATGATTCCACCATCAAGTCCATCAGGAAGCTGAAGGACAGCAACGGGCAGTACCTGTGGCAGCCTTCCCTTGTGGCGGGCACGCCGGACACTATCCTTGGCAGGCCGGTGAAGACTTCCGCGTATATGCCGGCCATTGCGGCAGGGGCAAAGACCATTGCCTTTGGTGATTTCTCTTATTACTGGATCGCTGACAGGCAGGGGCGTTCGTTCAAGCGTCTGAATGAGCTGTATGCGGCCACCGGGCAGGTGGGCTTTCTGGCTTCCCAGCGTGTGGACGGCAAGCTGGTCCTTGCGGAGGCGGTGAAGGTGCTGGCGCAGAAAGCGGCATCCGGCTCATAAAGGGCAGAGATTCCGGAGGTTTTGGGAGATATTGGGGATGCCGGTGCAGGAGTCCGGCATCCCGCCTATATAAAGCAGGAGCATTTTGAGATTTAAAGGAGGAGGTGCGGCGTGCTGGTGACGCTGGAAGAGATGAAGGGCTATCTGCGTGTGGATTTTGATGAGGATGATGCCCTGATAGAAAGCATGATCAGGGCGGCGGAGAAGACCTGCATGGATGTGGCGAGGATGGATGACAGGAAAGAGTTTGCCGCCGTGGAGAATGCCAGGATTTCCGTGCTGTATGCGGCGGCCTACCTCTATGAGCACAGGGAGGAGGCTGACCACAATGCGCTTGCCCTGACCCTGCGGGCGCTGCTTTTCGGCAGCAGGAAGGAGGGCTTCTGATGGATGTGGCATTGCTGAATGAAAGAGTGACATTCCAGAAGAATGAGGCTGTCGCGGATGATGTGGGGAACCACAGGAATGTCTGGACGGATTATTATACCTGTTCTGCCACGATTGGAGGGGAGGGGCTGGCATCTTCAAAGGAAGTGCAGGAGGCCGGGATGACCGTGGAGGATGTATCCATGACGGTGACTGTCCGGTACTGCAGGAAAGCGGTGGACATCATGTCCACCAGATACCGGGTCCTGTTCCGTGGGGAGATTTATGACATTGTGAATGTGGACCATATGAATTTCAAAAAGAAATCCTTGAAGTTTACCTGCAGGAAAGTGAGGCGGTGAAAATGTCAGACAGGGTGCGGATAGACCAGCTTGCGGCAGCGGTGATGGAAGGGCTGACGGAGTATGCGGAGCTTGCCGCGGATGAAATGAAGGCTGCGGTGAAAAAGGCGGGCGGTTCGGTGAAGAAGGATATCCAGGCCGATGCGCCGAAGGACACGGGCGCCTATGCAAAGAGCTGGGCTGTGAAGAATGTGAAGGAGACATCAAACTCCATTGAGCTGGTGGTGCATTCCAGGAACCGTTACCAGCTGGCACACCTGCTGGAGTTCGGCCATGTGAAGCGGGGCGGCG